TAGGCAAGAAGGGCACCCTTACCGCCGATGAAGGAATGTGCTGCAGTCTGCCCTTCCTTCGCCGTGTTCTGAATCGCATCCATAACGAGGACCTCTTCAAGCTCGAAGAGGTCTGCCAGAATGCGGCGGTTCGCAATCGCTGGGCCACCCGTCTGGCCATGGTCAATTCGGCCAATGATGTCAGGATGGTCCATGAGGGCATCGAACACGTAACGCTGCAGAGCAAGCTTATTTGGGAGCTTGCCCGTGCTCTCTAGGACCACGCGCTTGCCCGTGCGAATATCCTGGATCGGGTTGGAGTTCGCGACATTCCAGCGGAGGACCTGGTTCGACCCAGGGGCCGAGTTAACGCCAGTAATGTCGGTCGTCCACTTGCCGGTCGTGAAGTACTTCGAGGCGAAGAGGACCTCTCGCTTCAAAAGACCCTTCATCGTAATGTAGAGGGTCGCTTCACGGTCAGGATCGAGCGGATCGTCCGCGTTCGCGCGGATCTGCTCGTCGATGTCGCGGTGAAACGCATACGTGTCACAGAAGTAGTTCGGCGTGGAATCGATCGTGTAGCTGCCACCCGCGGACTCCGTCGAAGGAGCACGCAGACGCATCTCGTCGCGATTGAACTCGCCGCGCTCATAAGTGAAGTAGCGATCACTCTGCTTGGTTACAGGGATCGTAGGGAACATACCATCCGCAATGAAGGCGCCAGCATCCTGAATCATGGCCAAACTCATATTATTGAGCGGCCGATTCACATGGACGTCAGCGCGTGAGGGCTGAACTGGACCGGGCATTCTTTATCTCCTATGTATTCTAGTTATGGACCCGTGGTCCAGTTACGAGCCACCGCCAACGTCAGCGGCGAAGAGTTCAATCGTCACGATGTCGTTATTCGCGCCATCCGTCACGAAAATACCAACAGCGTTGTTTCCAACGGCATCGACCCAGGCAATCGCCTTGCCGTTCGCGTCAGAGGCAACCTTGCCTCCAGCCGTAACGCTCGCAGCGCACTTGACCTTGACCTTGCCGCCACCGCCCAAAGGCCAGAAGGGGATAGCGCGGTTCGCCGCATCAACACCTTCTGCCGAAACACCTACGATCGAGCCCTGCGCAGTCGTATTGACGGCCAGATTACCGCTCGAGTCGTAGACAAGGAAGAGGTATGGATCAATCGCCGCCGCCGAATTCCCCGACTCAGGATAAGCACGTTCAACGTAAGACATGTCTCAAGACTCCAGTATTTATTGTATGTGGGGAAGAAGGGTTAGACGCCAGGAGTGGCGTTCGGGATCGCGGCGCTGACCTCGCGATAGAGAGCCCTGCCCTCCTCCGTCGAGAGAACCGCGTTGTACGACTTCGCGAAGGTCTTCTTCGGGTCAGCACTCTTCTCGAGGTGGGCCTTCGCAAGAATGTTGAGCTTTTCCTCAGCGCCGGCAGCACCAGGGTTGGAGTTACCCCCTCCCATCACGCCGATCGTCTCCATGTTCTTCTTGAAGCCGGCATCGGTCGCATGGAGAGAATCGAGCGCGCTCTTGCGCAGCTTCTCGTCCTTGATCCCGTCCACCGACTTGAGAAGCGCGACCTTCGTCGCCTCATCGCCAGGCGAATGCGAGAGCTCCTCCTTCGCGCGCTTCGCGTAGGTGGCCGTCTCGGTCTCGCTCTTAGCCTTAGCCAGCTCCACCGCCTGCTCATCGGCCCGCTTCGCCATCGCGGCGAGGCGCGGATCGTCGTTCTTGCGGAAGACCTCACCACTGACCGACTTGTAGACCTCCGGATTGAGGTCAGCGCACTTCTTGATCTCTCCCGAACGATCCACAGAAGCCATCTTCAGGAACGACTCCGCGGCCTCGCCGCTAAGCGTCTTGAAGTAGGACTTCTCAGCATCGTTCAGCTCAGCGATCCGATTGGCACGATCCAGTGCCTTGCTGAGCTTTTCGATTTCGGAATCAGGCATTGAATCGCCTCCATTAGTTTCAGAGTCGTTGAATGACAACTCAGTGTAATCGTTGTCGTCGGACTTTCTAACACCGAACAATGGCCCAGCAACGGCCTGGGCACGGCCAAGAAAGTGCTCGGCCTTTTTCTGAGCATCTGCTGCGCCATAGACATTCATATTCGCGTTATGTCTAACAATATCGCTGGCGGCTCCAGCTACTCTCCGATAGTGGGAAGCAATCTCAGATTGCTTCCGAAAATTGTACTCTTCACCTTTCTTTTGAGCGACTTCCGCCTTCTTTTCGTGCCGCGACGCCATCTTCTCAGCTTTAGACTTAACGTCTTCAGCCCCGCTCGAAGTCCACTGTCCGTCCTCGCCACGATCCTGATCCGGATCATACTTATCGAATCCAGACCCCCAGGCCTTCCGTGCCGACTCCATCCGCATCCCTTCATCTGGGCAGTGCGCGATGATGTCCTTATCGGCCATGTAGCGGGCGATGAACTGCTCCTTGGTCTCATTCTCCTGAGGAACAGGGCGACCAGCCTTCTTTACCGAACGGAAGTACTCAACCTCCCGCTCATGCGTCTCGGCCTCTTCCTTAGTATTAAACGTGCCAAGATTCTTGGTATTATCCTTCGACCTAAGCTGATACTTACCGTTATCGAGCTTGACTACATGCTTCTCGATGACCTCGTACTTCTTCACGCTCTTAGGGCACTCTAGACCTGGGTGCTTTTCCCCGCAGGTCTCACATGTCTGAGAATCATCCATAGGAGAAGCTCGCTTCATAATAACCGCACGAGCGTCCTTCTGGGCGGGGAAGTCAACGCCAGAAGTTTCGTCGATCCGGAACCCGCGCATGATGAACTTACTCATCGATCACAGGCTCCAGAGTTCCATGCTCTCCGCCAATGGAGAAGCCGGTGTAGGTCTTATCCTTGAACTTTGCGAGAAGCCCAGGAGATGGGCTCATCGCCAGCAGCCAGCCGGTCTTGGTCGTAGCAATGCCCAGCGACTTCGCGATCTCCCCCGTAAGAGGATAGGAATGCACGATCGAGCCGACCACCTCGCCCGTATGCATGTCCTTCGCATAGCGACGGTGCTTCATGAAGTCCGTTACCGCCGCCAGCATCTCATTCTCAGGGATGTGGTGGCCTTGGCTATCGTAATATGGCTCACCGTTCTCCGTGCAGATAATGCCCCAGCCCAGGACAAGGCCAAGGTCAGAGTCAACACGTTCAACGGGGATAGCTTTAGTAAAGAATTCCATATCACCAATTTCTTACTATCTGAGCTGGCGAAAGAACGAATTATTCCTGCTCTTCGTCCGAAGCTTCAGAAATAACACCAGTAGTCTGGGCTGCCGCAGTCTCAAACTGTGGCAGATCAAAGTATATCCTTGTTCCAACCGCACACCTGCATTGAATAGAATCCGAAGCAGGAGCGTCTGGATCGCAGGGGTATCTAATAAGATTACCCTCCCCCGATTCGAAGGGCTCTCCAAAGGGACGTTCCTGTCCCTGCATCGCTTCGTGCGAATCGCGAACCCTAGTGTCCCCCGCCGTATTCCACTCCCTTACGATCTGCTTCGGATCAAGATCACCCTTATCAATCGCCTGCTGATAGATTGCTTCAGAGCCTTCATGCGCAGCGCGAAGGCTCTCAGTCCGTGCGATAACTTCGGCACGATATGCTAACATCCTATTAGCATATCGTTCGACCATTTGGTCGATCTGCTCAGTAGTCAGCGGAGTTTCTGTGTCGATCGCGCGCTGTACCGTCGAATCAAACCGCTTATCCCGTAGAGCACGGTCAAGAGCGTCGCTTGTTCCCGCCTCAAGAGAGTTCCTATAGTTACTTACGGCGTTCCATTGATTCTCCGTCAGTCCTATGGATTGACGGAGGTCTCGAGCAACCTCTCGCGGATTCGTTCCATTCTCAACACCGTTCTCAAGGATCGATTTAACGACTTTCGTCTGCTCTTCTGTGAAACCCTTGACCTTATCAAGTGAATTCTGACGGATCGCATTAAGCGCTCCCTCATTGACCTGATCAAACGACACATCCAACCGTGTCGCTTCCGAAAGAGCCTTCGCTGCCGACTGGGCAGATTCAATATAAGCGGTCGTCATCTGAGCCGCGAGAGATTCTCCCGCGCGCTCGATGATCTCTGTGACCTCATCAAACCGTCCTTCTGCAAGGAGAGCCATGAGATTCACACCGAAGGGACCTTTACCTGCGTCGATCTCATTTTGGATTGCAGAAACAGTATCAAGAAAGGCCCCCTGCAATTCCGGCTCAAGTTCGTCAATGAGATTCCAGATTCTATCTGGAATATCCTTGTAGACCCACTTCTTCGTCTTCGGATCGTACGGCATTATTCCCTACACTGGCAGGTGTACGTTGCGTTCGCTGGGTCGGAGGTCACTGGTCCTACGATCCGATATTCCTTCTCGAGGATTTGAATTTTATCCTGAGCTTCAGGAACCCGACCGCCATCAATAGTAGCAGCCAGCAGAGTAATCTTGCGATCCCCCGCCTTAACGAGCGAATTCGCAAGATCATATCTCGAATACTCCGAGATAACGCCCTTCGCTTTGAACTTCTTTTTGGATTTGGGGTCTTTGCCGGAAATATCGGTCGTGTCAATATTTCCGGCAAGTTCTTTTATTAGGGTGCAATCGAGAATACCACCCGCACTCTTGATAGAGTCTGCCGCGATCTTCGCAATATCTAGGCCAAAGAGTTTCACGGATAGCCTCTACTGCGATCGAACTGGTTGCAGTTCCTAAAGCTACTGGGCTCAGAGGCCCCAGTGGTTTCTGGGCCTCCGATCCCAGAGCTACTCCCCCCACCCATAAGCGGAAGAAGTAGTTCTTGGACAGAACTCGGGAATCGCCCAGTGTCCCGGAGGGGGTTGAAAAACGAAACGCTGACCGGCCCAGCGCTAACAGAACTGATGTTGGAGTCCTGGTTAGCCTTCGTGAAGAGCTCAGGATTCTGACTTAGCTCATACGCCCCCTCAATTTGAGCGTACATCAGATTGAGCGGGTAGGCGTTGGGGTCGAGAGCAATACCTTCCTTGTCGGCCACACCCGTTCTAGGCCAGAGCGCGGTCTGCGTCTTGAACGTTGGCGTCAACTGCGCTCCCGTTCCAGTTCCGCCAGACAAATCTGCCGGGGCAGTTGGAGCGGTCGTATAGCCTCCGACATCCGTCGTCAAGAGCCCTGTGATCCCGCCCGAGCCGTCGATGCTAGAGACGAGGAATGTGGCTGCGGTTCCCGCTCCGCCGACCAGCGTGAGAACATCGCCAACGACGTATCCCGTTCCTACCGTCGCAATCACGAACGAA